GCGGATATAAAAATGGCTTGTAATTAATTCTTCTATCAAGTAGCGGCATTATAATATTCTCCTTTATGATTTAGTATTTTTTTAAAATACTCCATAAATTATTCAACGATCACTTTTCTTCTGAATTTCTTTGAATCTTTTTCTTAAGAATTTCATTGAATCTTCAGTTTCCTCATCATCTTGTGGCTGAATATTCCTCAATTCATCTTCAGTTACAATTCTCAAAGTAGATCTGCTTGTATCTAAATGTACATGATATTTGACACCATCAATTCCATTACGATTTTTTGCAATGAATACACTACCATAACCGGTAGATTTATCGAGAGATTTCCTAGAAAGCCCAAGAATGAAATCAGCGACATGTGCTTGTCCATAAGCTTCTGCCATATTTGTTAAATCAACATAATCTTTATCAGCACCTTCTTTATTAGACTGTGAAGCAGACCATATTGGCAAATCTAATTCATTTGCTAATGAACGTAATTCTTCATAGATTTTTTTCAATTCTAATCTAAGAAGATCATATTTTTCGGTTGAACGCATAATCCCTGCATAATCAATAATGACGATATCAGGTCTGAAGTTTTCTTGAATCGCCAATTTCTCTACATGTGAACGAATAGTATTGATCGTGGCAGTGCCAGTTGGATAATATTTTACTTTCAATCTTCCAAGATTGTCGTTATTATCTTCATAATACTTTTTGATTTTTTCTCTATGTTCATAACATTCGATTGAATTGATTCCAATTAAATGTGAATCATAACGAATACCGACTGCTCTTTCATTTAATTCATAGGTATAATGTAGAACATTTTTACCTTGCTTCAAAGCACTTGCTCCAATGTGTACTAGAAAGTGACTTTTGCCTACACCAGTTGGTGCAATGCAAATTCCCAATTCTCCAGCACCCAAGCCGCCATTCAAAATCTTTCGGCTATCTAATTCAGTAATGCCAGTAGCTACTGTTCTTCTATAAGTTTCACTATATCTTGCATCAATATCTGAAAATAAATCTAATCCTGGTGTATTGCTATTTCCAGCAGTAATAGCATTTTTAATTACATCAACTATCTTTTCATATTTTTCAGTTTCCAGTAAATCAACCGATTGTTCCAATGCACGTTGTAAACCAATTTTTTTACAAAAATCAAGTGATTTGTCTTTAACATATCCAAGATCTCCAAGATCTTGATTGTCATTTACTTTAACTAAAAATGATTTAATTTGTTCTCTTATTAAGGAATCTTTATCATTTTTAAGCTTATCTTTAAGAATATTAAGCAACAAATCAAACGAAGGAAATTCCTTATATTTTGTATGATATTGAAAATATTCATATGCCACAAGTTTCAAATATGGATAATGAAAATAATTCACATCCAATACTTCTGAAAATTGCGAAGCCCAAAGTCGATCTACAAGACATGCTTGTACGATTTTTTCTTGAAAATTTCTATCAAAAGAGAAAACTTTGCCCTGTGTATCTGTACTGGAGACTTCCAATTCAGAATTAGTAACTTGCTCACTCATAGTATTCATAACTACTCCTATCCTGTCAGTTATTCACTTGTACCACAGAAGATTTTTTGTTTATACCGTCGAATATTTATCTTAAAAAATTTCTCATTTGAGAACAAAAGGAATCTATGTCTAAATTGATTGAAATCCCTGATTCTAATAGGGTTTTTATAAATGTAAGCTTATCCATTTTTGGCTCATATGCTTCTAAAATGCCATCAATTTTGCTGATTTGTGAAGCCGATAAAGCACCGATATTTAAATACATCAAATCCCAATTCCTTTTTATTAATTTTTCACAAGATACTATATCTTGATAAATTTTAATTGGTTTTTTTGGATTATAATTCTTTTTAGCTATTTCTGTTAAATCAGAAATCATTAAATCTTTTTCTACGTCCGCTAATTCTGGAAATCTTTTTGCAACTGTTTTCCAACCAGCCCCTGGTATACCTTCTATGTTGTCACTTTCATCGCCAACCAAAGCTTTGGCTAAACAAAAATTTCTAGAAGAAATACCAAATTTTTCTAAAACTTTTTCGCCATTAATTAAAGATTTAATGCCAGGATCAAATATTTCAACTGTTGAATCATCTAATAATTGCAAAAAATCCTTATCCGAAGATAATATTATTTTTTTTGCTGTTATATTACAGAATTTTCCTCTTATAAGATAAGCGATTATATCATCACATTCTGTTTCTGGTATGAAGATTTGACAAATTGGAGTTGTTTTTAACAATTTAGATAAAATCATTAATTGATTTATTTTGGTTTCTTCATCTAAACGAAGAATATCTTTCATATTGCCAGTTCCAGCTTTATATTTAACAAATTCTTTTAATTTAGAACGATTTGCTTTATAATTTTCAGATATCTTTTTTCTTCTAGGAGAAGGTCCACCAGATTCCCAAATTACAAACACTTTTTGTGGAGAAAAAGTATTGACATAAGAATTTAATGCTTTTATAAATCCTGTTACTCCTCCAATTGGTTCACTTTTATTGTTTATTTCTTCGTTTACCATATAATGGCGAATAAAAATATTCAGTGCATCTACAATTACAATAGGTCTTTCTGTTGTTGTTATATTCATATTAAGCATAGTATATGAAATTTTTTAATTAATATACTATTAGAAAATTCAATATAAACGCCGCCAGGAACTAAATCCAAGCGGCGTTATTCTTTAAAGAATTATTCTATTCACTTGCCAGACGAACCGAAACCCGCAGAACCTCTATTGGTTTCAGTTACCTTATCACTCTCAGCCATTACTACCTCTCCAGCAGTAGATACCTTATAAACTACCAACTGTGCAATACGATCTCCAACGCTAAATACAGCGTCTTCTGAACCCATATTAACAAGGGTAACGCCTATCTCACCACGATAGTTTGGATCTATAATACCACCAACAGGGAATACTCCCTTGCTGGCTAATCCACTACGTCCCTCAATTTTCATAAAGATACGATTACGATCATTATCCATTATAGGCATATCTGCAAGTTGAATACCAGTTGCCATCTTTTTTACAGTTCCGGCTGGAATGGTAACATTCTCCGAACAATAAACATCAAATCCAATGTCTCCATCTCTTACGGCATGAGGCACTTTAGCATTATCATTCATGCGCTTAAATTTGATATTGATTGTTCTGGATACCTTTGGTATTTGAGGATCATACCAATTTTTATCAACGGTTCTATATGAACTCTGTACTATGCTATCACTTATATTGTTATTACTCATACGATATTTCTCCAAATTTATTAAAAAAAAAGATCCTGTTTAAAGGATCTTACAAAAAAAAATTTTTATTTTAAATCATGAAAGCTGTTTTTCGTCAGATGCCATAGTTTGTTGTGCCAATATCGCTGCTTCTTCTGCTTTTTTATTCAATTCTTCAATATGTAAATTATAAGCTTCAACATATTCAGGAGTTAATGTGAGGTAATGTGCTCTAGCTTCTGTATTTTCTGGTTCAACAATTACTGCTCTTAAATGATCTATGATGTTTGTATTTGTCAACAAAGACAATTGCAATAAATCACGAACCAATGCTATGAAATCATCACTAAATTTATATGTTTTTCTTTCGTTTGTGTCGCTCATTTTTTTCCCTTTAATAACAATTATAGAATCTTTTATTTTTTTGTTTAAATTAGTTTTATAGGAAAATCTATTTTATCATTATTGTGATATTGTCGCCATGGATAAGACATCCACATAACTTTATCTCCAATTAAAATTTGATAAAATGAATAGTGTTCTGGAATAGATTCCTGTTTTCCTAAGAATAGAAATAAATCATTTTTATTAATATATTTTAAAAGATATTTTTCACTAAATGGAGCTTTTGATAAAGAATTTATCGCATGTCCATTTTTATTAATGACTTTATATATTGAACCTTTTTTTGGGTTCCAATTAGGTTTAATAATTAAAGTATTTGTCATTGCTATTTCAATAAACCTAAAAATATAAATAAAATAGAATAGAATATTAAAAATATTCCAATTATTGAATTAATTTCTTTTTTCGATTCATCTGACATATGCATTTTATATATTTCAATAAAAATCAATATTCATTTTAACAGAAATGTCAAACTTGGGAATTCCAACTTTATTAGCTAAATTATGTTTTCTACAATCTTCGGCATCAAAAAATAAATCAACATTTTTATTTTGATGTAATAAATCAATAAAATAATGTTCTTGTTTTCCAACGTTTTTTGCCATCAATCTAAAAAGAAGATTATTTAATCTATCGGTTTCTTTTGCATTGGCTTTAATATCTTCATTTTTACCCCATGAAACTGAAGATACTTCATGAATCATTACAGTGGCATTATCTCCAATGAAACGATACCCTTCAGTACCACATGAAAACAATACAGCACCACAAGACATTGCTTTTCCTTCTACTATTGTTGCTACAGGAATTGAACAGTTTTTAATTGTGTCTATCATTCCCAACAAAGCATAAACATCACCACCATAGCTATCAATTACGATAGGCAATACTGGCTGTTTAGAACGCAAAGCATGGTCTTCAGCAGCTTTAAATTCATCGATAAACTTTCTTGATTCTTCTTCCCCAAATTGTCCTGAAAAAGTGATTATCGCTGGCAAATCCCAGTATTTTTCTGGGTCTTGCGTTTTAATTCTTGGGTCGATTTCAATTTTGTACTTCATTTGTTTACCAAGTTTCCTTTTGTTAGATTTTTCATTTTTTTAATAATTTCTATAGTTGTTTTTACATCATATTTTGCATCATGTAAATTTTCTGTAGGTATATTAAAAAATTCAGCCATTGTTTTCAGTGAGTATGAATCAAATTTTGGCAAAAAGCCAGATATTGATAGAAATAAACCAATTGAATGTGTATCCATTTTTCTAAATGAAAAATATTTATTCCATTCTTCTGGTTGCATTAAATGATGTTTAGCGAATTTTACATCTATACTAACATTATGTCCTAATGGAATTAGTTTTTCTGCAATCGCATGTCTGGAAATAAAACTTCTAAATGACTCTGAAGCTTCTTTTAAAGAAATAGCGGCTTTATCATGTTCAACAATATTGATTCTATTAACTTGTAAAGCTTCTGGACTTATAATATACATACCATTTTCTGGTTTTAGTTTTAAATCAATTGATTCAATAGAATTAAGTTCTTCATCTAAAATTTCTCCATATAAAGTTAAAAGAGAAAATTCTTTTTTTAAACCACCAAATTCCGTATCAAAACAAAAATATTTCATATATTCTATATAATATAGGATCAATAAAAAAAAATAAATCATTTTTTTATGTTTTAAAAACACTATTTATTTCAAAATGAACGAAAAATTTCCAAAATTATCTGATTTATATGAAAATGCAGGAGATCCATCAGGAGCTGTTTCTTTTACAGGTGGACCATACGGATTTGGTGGGAATAGGCAACTAGTCGCTATTAATCCGGCGACAGCAGCAATCGAACAACAAACTCAAAACGAAATTAATGCTAATGTAGAACATCAATCTTGGATAATTAGAAAAGATAGAAGATTACCACCAATAGAATCACAAGATTTAAATCCAAGAATTCCTGCTGGTGCGGCTATAAAAGAATCAGATGAAATCCTTCAGGAACGTGAAGCTTCTGATATTTTATATAGAGATTTACCAGGTTGGCCACCTCAACCAAATGCCCTTGTATTGCAAAAAGACTTTGTTCCAGATCCAGATAATAAATTGTATTTAGATCCATTATCTGGTCAACCTTTAGAATATTTGGGAGCAACATTAGATTTTTCTCCTATAGAAGATATCGATACGGATGATTGGCACGATTTAGAAAAAAATTATATTCACAAACTAAACCAAATACAAGCTGAATTACAAACTGAAGAATTTAAATCACAAGCTCAAAGAGCTTACTTTTATGCTATGGCAAATAAAAGTGGCAAAAAAGGTAAAAAATGGAAAAAAATGGCTTCTGAATTTGAAAAAAGTACCCCAAAAAATAAAAAACTACCTAAAAAAATAAAAAAAGAATCTTTGATACATAGTAAAAGCCCAATGTCTCGTGGTTTTAACAATATGCAAGGTAATGCATTAGTGCGCCCGGCGGTTTTTATTGACCCAAAATCTAACATTATTGATGAACCTATAGATCCAGTTGGCAGTATGGGTGCCATAGGATATCCAAAAAAATTTATACCAGATGATTATGAAGCAAGATTAAAACAACATGATCAATACATTATGGGAACTGATAATATTTTAGGCGGCAAAAGATTACAAATGCATCAAAATCCGATTTTGATGCCTGAAGAAAATACTTACACTGAAGAACTAACAACATTGGATGAATATGATATGACCGAAACCATTTCAGAAACAGAAAAAAAATCAGCAGCAGAAAAACACACTGTAAGAAGATCTACTTCTACTTCCAATTTAGGTTTAGGAACTTCCTCTCTTAGTGAAATTATTAATCATTTAGTAAAAGAAGAATTAAAAATTCTTAAATTATTGCCACCTCCAGATAAAACTGGACTTCATGGCTCAGAAAAATTTGATAAAAGCAGAAAAGAAGTTCTACAAGATTTACATAATGAAGAATTAAATGAATCTAAATTTTGCATAGATACTGATGAAGAATTAATGCAAAAAAAAGCTAAACATATAAATCCTACAAAACCTAAAGCTTGGTCAAGATCAAAAAGAATTGCAAAATCTAAATTTGGTCTTAAACCAAC